AAATACCTGGTTGAAAATGGTTTTATTAATAAATAATAAGACCTAAGATAAACCAGGTACTCACCCAAGACAAATTCTTTGAATACTCCTTAGACTTGTAATGTCGAATTCGTTGTTGGAAAACAAGCATTTACATATGACACATTTAACAAGAGATGTGTTAATCAAAACCATTGTTGTCGAAGAAATGAAAGATTTCAATGGTGAAGATTACTTTAAGTCTCTCAAAGATGCGTATCACAAATGGGAACATCAATCAAGTGATGTTCTCTGTAAAAAATACAATAGCATCAATAGCACAAACATCACGGTAGAAATTCTCGATCCATAAATAAATGAGCCTTTGCTCGTGAGAGATGTCTGAAGAAGTAAAGAAGGAAGAAATCAAAAAACCCAAAGGACCACTTGGAAAGTTGAAGGAAAAGGTTGAAGACTCTGAGGAGCATCTTGCTGTTCTTTCAACCTTCGTCCGTCTTGGTATTCTTGTCTGGTCTGGTGGCATTCTCACACTGAACTATGTAACGATCCCTGGTTTCCCACAAGGGAAGATCGATCCAACTTTCATAGCCTCCGTGTTCACTGGGGTTTTAGCTACTTTCGGGGTTCAGACGGCGAAGAAGTCTGGTGATGGCACCATGAAGATGAACGGAAATGGTAACGGTTCTGCATCTGCCGCTGGTGGAATTACCAAAGCAGACCTTGAGAGACTCATTGCTGCTGCATCTCAGACTGCCCCCGCTCAAACCATTAGAGTCGAGCAAGGACCAATCAAAATCGTAACAGATCAACCTCCATACAAAATGTGATATGAAACCTTACCTTAAGTGGACTGCCCTTAGTGTTGGTGGTGTCGTAGCAATCGCACACATCGGTGTGTTGGGACATCTGGTCGGAAAACAATCTGAAAGGGTTGAAGTTCCAACGATTAATATTCCACGCGGCACCCCATACTCTTCTTACAAAATTCAAGCAGGTAAGGATGGTTATACCATCGAATATAAGGCAAATGATCCTGCTATTCTTGAGTCCGAAAAATCTGTTGACCTAATTAAAAATCAAGATAAGAAAGGTCTGTTCGGTGGCACTAAGACTTTTGAGAATCGTAATGAATATCGTCGCGATCAATATACTATGGAAGGTGTGAGAAACATGGGAGGTGCCTCTTTACCAGGCGAGGGAAAGTCTGCAAAAGACGTAGAGTGTATCGTGGCGGACGCTGGAGCACGCAGTCAAGGTGCGATGGCAGGAACTAGTATTGCTGCTGGTGTAGCAGTTCCTGTTGTTTCTAGTATCCCTTACATTGGATGGTTGGCATCTGGTTGGGCATTACTTCTGGGACAAAGTCTTGGTTCTGAGGCAGGATCTCAAGTCAATTCTATAATTAGTGATTGCTGACAATTCGATTTACACTCTAAGCACAATTAACTAGATAGTGCAGTTGCATAAACAATAATGACTTTTTTTAGAGGAATTATTCTTGCTGTTGTAGCGGCACTAATTTTCTTTATACCAAGGATAGCATGGGCAGTAGATGTATCAATGGGTGCTAATGGCAACCTAGCATTCTCACCGAATGAGATCACAATCTCTGCTGGTGATACAGTTCACTTCATCAATGAATCACTACCTCCCCACAATATTATTGTAGAAGGTCGTGCAGATCTTTCTAGAGAAGCATTACTGTTTGCTCCTGGAGAATCACAGGACGTTGTATTTGCTGACGCAGGAGACTATAACTTCTTCTGTGGTCCTCATCAGGGAGCAGGTATGACTGGAGTTGTTCACGTAAATTAATTACGAATGAATTTAATATTACGTCCCATTAATGATGTGAATGACCCTGTGTGGTCAGTGATCTTTATGGTATTCCTTGCTGTCGCAGGAGCATACTATTGTATCTACTACATATTAGGAATAGCATTTGCAGAGTTAAAAGATGGGAGCAATGACACCACCGAGCAGAAAGAGCTGCTACAACTTCCGAGTGACGGAGATCAATCGTGTTCTTGATGGTGATACTATCGATGTCACCATTGATCTTGGGTTTGATTTATACAAGAAAGAAAGAGTTAGAGTTGCAGGAGTTGATACACCAGAGAAAAGGACGAGAAATCTAGAGGAAAAGGCACTTGGAATTGAAGCAACCAACTGGATGAAAGAAAAACTAGAAGGTGCAATTGCTGGAGAAGATGAGTTGTCTGTCAGAACTGAATTGGTTGGTGGTCAAGGTAAGTACGGTCGTCTTTTAGGTTGGTTATATATTGGGGACGAATCATTGTCTCTCAACGAGCAAATGATCGAGGAGGGTTATGCTCATGCATATGACGGAGGAACAAAAAACATGGACCTTGAAGCACTCAGGGAAATCAGAAGAGCACACGGCACGTTGGTGTAGAAGTGCTGTCTGTGGATCTGCCCCCTTTATCCCAGACTCTGAATTTGGAGGGGAAAACTGCGAATTAACTTGTAACATTACAGAGGATTAAAATGAGAAGAGAAATGATTGATGCACTCAAAGCAAGTGCTATTGGAAATATCAAAAGAGCCAAGATGAATGTTGAGGTTTACTTTAGAAGTCCTGTTGGTATTGGTGAGCACCCAGATATTATGAGTGCTATCCAAGATCAAATTGATATGATCGCAAAGGAACAAGAACGTATTGATGTCTTAGAAAGATACTTTGATGAAGACTGATGGAGATACCTGATATCATTATTCCGAATAATAGTATTCGTATTGCTGATATTCGTGATTTGAATATTAATGTAATGCCTGATTGGATGAGTAATCCTCCACAGGCACTACCAATATACCCACCCGTTTCCACACAGGTGGGTATTCCTATTGTTAATATACCAGGGTGTGTTGAGTCTCATAGAGATAGTAGTGAGAACCAAACTCTAAAAGAGGAGGACAGGGATGGTGTTCAAACATTCTGTGATGCAGGAACACCTAGTTACAGTCCAATAGATTATGATCCACGTAGATTACAAATAACAACAGAGTCTCCACCACCCCCACCATATAAAGCACCGGAAACAAAACCACCACCAACTCCTGAAGCACCATCAGCTCCTAAAACAGATGCTGCAAAAGCAGAGTGTCCTACAAGAGAGCAACAGTTAAAGAATCCTGTAGGAAAAGTATTAGAAAATAATAAAAAGATAGTCAAGTATGAGACAGTAGGTAAAGAATGTCTCCCTGTATTTGAAAATTTAAATATACCAGATCAAATTGTTGCAAACTTACCATCACCAGGTGCGGTAACTGTTACCGCTTCAATTGCTGTAGTTGCGACGACCTCTGCGTTGCTCGCAAAACCTCTTGCTGATCTTTTGTTAAAAGTGGTGAAACCTGTGACGAAGAAGGTTGTGAAGAAGATTGCGACCTTACGGGGTAAGAAGCCCCCGGTATTGTCTGCTGCTGAGAGGAAGTCGGAGCAACGCGACCGGAACCGGGCGATAAAGATTCTACGGTCGGCACTGAAGCCGAAGGGATAGAGTGACGATGTTGTTTGACGGTATTGACATTATTAACTACCACGTCTGCACATATTTTAAAATAAGGGCTTCTGGGGTGGAAACTGATTCCCCTCTGCATTAGTTCGCCACAATTTTTAAGTCTTGCGATTTCAAAGTCTAAGCGTTTGTTAGCAATCAACTGTTGCTGCATTTGGATTTGAGTATCTGCTGCTTGTTTACAACGCTCTTGTAGTCCACCATCAAGTGGGAAAGAGATTGTTGCTGATAAACCAAGACTTGTGCTGTAGTTTCTAGTGTCACCAGTTCTTACTGGTTTTTCCCAGAGTTCTGCTCCTGGATTATCAGGCACACCATCACCCATCATTTCCATAACTGTGATAGGCATGTCTGCACCATCTTCATAAGCACGAACAGTTTCACCTGCGGAGTTTGTGTATGTCCTATCATCATAATGATCAGACCAAGGCCAGTTCTTTACATTCTTTGTAACTTCTACTAACTGACCTTCAAAATCTCTTCCATCATATTGAGGTTCCATGTAATGTGTCTCAAATGGATCCTTCTCATTACGAGCATGAGTAATGAATGGTGTGATATTAGCAGTCGGTCCTTGACATGCAATACCCCCACCATATTGATTGGTTATATATGGTCCTTGTAATACCTGAATGGCCTGGTTGGTAACCGAGCCTGAACTATTTGCGATTGGGTTTGCTGTTGCACTTACACCCCCTACA